TTAAATTCAGTATTACCTGCACCTGTTGAAATAAATTCAGCAATAACACCTGATCCATCTGCTGGGTCTGTTCCTTGTGTTCTACTTGCATCTGCTGTTCTTGCTGATGTATCAGAATATATTCTTACCCAACATTGCTTATTTACTGTAACTTTTTGTAATGCGAATGATTTACCTAATGTTGCGTATTGAACTGAAGCGGAAGCGCCATCTGCAATTGATGAAGTTGTTTCTGCTTCCGATACTCTTGATGCACCACCACCACCGCTTATTGTTGTAAACGCAAATGCGCCTGAACCGTCTGTAGTTAGTACTTGCCCGTTAGTTCCATCTGAACCTACATCACTCAATCCAAGTAAAGTTGTTGAACCACTTGCTGCAGCAACCCAATCGTAATCAGAACCTGTCCACGATAATACTTCGTTATTTGCTGCAGAACTTATATTTAAGTGAGCGTTAACATCTGCGTTAGCGTATTGTGTAATCGTAGATGATAGTACACCAGCAGAACCAGATAAACCAGTACCAGCGATCGCTTCAACTAAATCAACTATAGTTTCTTTCTTAGAAGTACTTGAGTCGTTGTTATCTATAAAACCAATACTATCAGATGCAACATCAATAACACCTGCGTTTAAACTATTAAGGTCAGTACCACCGCCTCCGCCACCACCTGCACTTGCTATAGTAACAGTATCAGATGAACTATTTGCTGTAAGCGTGATATTTGCACCAGCTATAAGATTTAATGTGTCTGTTGCAGAATCAGCTACTATATTAATTCCACCGATAGCAATTGTTTTAAACGAATCACCTGCGGAACCGCCTGTTGCATCTGCTACCCAAGCGTAATCAGTACCGTTCCAACTTAATATTTGATCTGCTGATGCGCCCGAAACATTTAAGTGAGTATCAACGTCTGCATTTGCGTATGAACCACTACCACCAGATTGAGCAGCCCAAGTATAAGTTCCGTCTGCATTTGTTTTAAGAACATAATCAGCTGTTTCGGTATTGGTGATATTAGCTAAATAAACATGTTTGCTTAGAGGATCTACATAATTGAGAATTGGCCCTGCTGAAGCATCGGAAAGCAATCTTCTCCAATCACCGTGAGCATAATATAATGAGCCGGTATCATGTGTATGAGCGACAGCGCCGTGGTATGTGCTTGCTGCCGGTAAGTCAGCATATAGAGAATAATAAAATGATATTTTATGAGGTTTATTATATAGATCTAAGTTACCCGAACTATCGAATAAATCTATAAGCGTATTACCGGTAGTACCGCTATTGCTGTATATCTCATTAAAGTTATCGTTGACTTTATCGAACGCAATTCTTAATGGATCGCCTGACCCATCATTAGCACTTGCGCCGATCCCTATTGTTTGCTTGGCCATAGCATTTTATCCTTTAAATTCTTATTTGAATATTTATTATATTGGTTCGTGATCTGATGTAACATAAGTACTATCAACAGTAAAGTTTGTGACTGAAGCTTCAAGTGTAGCTGTGTTAGCTAAATCTAGAGCTGAACCGTATCCATCATCGTTAAAGAACCTGATGAATCTTGGTTTTGTTGTACCAATGTTTTCGTATTTGTAAATGAAGTCACCAAACATTTTAGTACCAGCAAGGTGTACATTCTCTTTAAGTAATTTTTCGTATCTACTCTTATCAAGCGTAGATTTAATTTGGTATGAATATTCTTGGTAGAAATTACTATCTTGTATTCTCATTCCTGCACTAGAGTATTTTACTTCTGGAACAACGCTATACAAATTAGGATATGAACTATACCACCATTGTGCTTGCAAACTTGGAACTACTATATTATTCCATCTATTTACTGTGGCCACATCTGCTTTTTTCCCTTCTAAATAAAGGAATTGTAAAGCATCGGCTGACGTAATAGAACTACCAGACTGGTTCATATCTAAATAAGCAAATCCATCTGAAGCTATCGATTCGCCCCAGGCGGTAAAGTCGGCTGGTGTAGTACTAACACCTACTGCAACTCTTATTGCTTGAGTACTAAAGTCTGCTGTTGGTAATATTAGATTTGCATCAGTAACTGGTTGAACAATATAACCATCAATATGTGAAGTATAATCTTTCCAATAACCTTTATTTCTACCTTGGGTGTTAGCTGCAATTGTACCGAAAGCTAATTCTCTAGTAATGTCGTCTGGATCAACAAGTGTTCCAGTGTCACCATCGAGATAAGAAAAACCTGAGTTATTAATAGCTACTGTATCAATATATCCTGTTTCATAATCCACATTAGCGTCTATTATAGCATTATCACCGAATATTTTAGTACTATTATAATCAAGCGAAACACCTTCAACAACATATTGGTCAAGATTACTACGTGTAACGTTATTAACACCCGAGAATCCATACCAAGTATTTGGTATTATCGTTATAGTACCTGCATCAGCATCCTTAGATATAACAACTCCGGTTGCTGATGTATTAGATTCAGTAATAGTTTCTTGTAATTCAAAGAAAGAAACATCAGGCTTATTAACTAAACGAATGATCTGATTTTTCTTATTAAATTTTGTAATAAAATTGTCTTTAGCTTTAGCAAAGATATCGAAATTATATCCTTTACCTGGATTAACATTTGCAAATCCAGTAATTGTACCAATTTCAACAGCTTGAATATCAAACGCGTCTGATAATACTGTGTAAATATTTGGAGCAGCAGCTGTGCCCGACATATTAGTTGCGCCACTATTATAATCACTTATGTTTGCATCACCAGTTACACCTGCAGCTATATCTGTTAGGTGAACTTGAATACCTAAAAACGGCTGAATTAAATCTGTAATTAACGGAACTGCTTGTGTATTTGATAATATAGCAGTAACGTGTGTACTAGCATCTGGTGGACTACCGTCTGGATAAAGTATACCAGGAGATGGAATTACTGGTGTTCCTGAAACATCGCGCTGAATACCTAGTGCTTTTAAATCGATGTTTGGACTACGATCAACTGTACTAATAGCATATGTTTGACTAAATGATCCAGTCGTTCTTTTAACACCAATACTTCTTGCGTTGGTTCCAACTACAAATCCTTCATTACCTTGAGTGTCTCGTAGTACTTCACCGTAAGTAAATACCGTTTCGTCACTGATCGCTCTTTGAATAGCTTGGTCTGATACTATAAGAGATGTATTAGCAACTGTATATCCGAAACCACCATCTATAATATCATAAGCAGCAACACTATCTGTTTCTTTAGATACTGTAACAACTATACCTTCACCACCAGCTCCTGATGTTGTTCCTTTAACATTGAATATATCGCCAGGTTTATTATTAGGTAATTTCTTTGCATCAGGTCCGCCTGTAGGATCTACAGCGAATTCAGTTAAGGAACCGTTTAAACGACCGAAAGTAACAAGTTCGCCTTTAATATTAGTATAGATATCGTCGTACTTTACAAACTTACCCTGTACATTGTCAAGGTAAATAATTGGTGTGTAAATACCATTAATTAATATCGAATTAATTTTAGTTACTGAAGCAACTGCTTTGGATATACTACCAGTAATATTTTTCGATATAAGATCAGCATATGAATATTGTATGTTTGATTTACTTAAAAATTGATTAGTGTTTGGAAACATCTGAAGGAATGTACCAGTTTTCCATTCTGAATTAGATGGCTTAAGCATCTTAGACGACGGATAAACAATATCAATATCATATTCGTTGTAGAATATAGAAAAGAATAATTCAATACCAGCTTTAGTACCCTTTCTTCTATAAAGGTCTAATATATTCTTAACAAGGAAAGGTACCATCTCTTGCTTTAATTCTAAATCAGCTAGATATTTCTTTTGGAAAAAGATAAGTATTGATTTTATTGTTGTATCAACATCTTTATAATCGTAGAAACGTCTGGAAACATAAAGAGACTGGTTAGTCTGTGTTTCCATAAACTTATAATAGTCTTTTGCTAATTGCACTAGCTCAGGACCATCTTCACGATAGATCGCAGGGAATTGCTGATTAATAAAAAAGCTTATACTTTTTTCTATCTGCGAATAATTATCAGCCATGAATCAATTTCCTATTAATAATTGCTTGCTGTTGAATTGCTTGCTGGTGTTATAAGTGAGCCGATCGCTGAACTTGAGGCTGTAGTAGAAACACCAGGTATTTCTTCAAGTGCCATATTAACTTGCACGTCTGTATCTCTAATAATAAACACACGACCTTTCGGTGAAACAATATCACTCTTCTTAGAAGATATCATTACTTTAATTGATGAACCATCAAATGCTTCAACTATTAAGTCGTTAAGTTTAATTAATCCTGTTGTATAATCTACAGAACCAACATTTGGATTAGATACTTGAGGGTTTGTAGCGTCATCAATAATTGTCATTAAATTACCGAGACCATCGTCTTGTAAATAAACACAAATTTTATTAACATCAAACGGTGTACTCTTAACAGCTGGTTTGTAATCTTTAAATCCGTTAGCATCTCTAAATGGATATGGTTTAATTAATTCCATTTCAAATTTAAAGGATGGAGCTGATTTAATATTTAAAGTAGGTACCCAATCAATCATTGGTTTAACTGTTAGTGTACTACTTTGAATACCTGTATCAATAGCGTCAATATCAGATGTTAATTTACTCTTACGAATTTTAACATTAAAATCTTCAAGGTTAGTATCTGCATAAGTCTGTATTTGTGCTCTAACAAGTGATTCAAGTTCTGCTGAACTCTTTTGAGTTGTTTTATTACTATAAACAATATCAGCAACAACATCTGCAAAAATAAATTTAGTTTGTACAAATATTGGCTCGATTCCTAATGGACTCTTTTCTTTTAAGTATGTAATATAAGTATTAGCAAGTGTAGAACTAATCAGTGTTGTTTCTGCATCTAAATATACAGAAATACCAACACGGCCAAATTGAGGTGGTTCTAATTCTTCACCCCCATAAGCACTTACACTTTTAATTTCAGGGAATGCTTGCTGTAATAATATTTCGTAATCTTTTGTTGTAACTGCACGTTCTTGAACTGCTAAAGACTTAGGTGCAAAATATCTAATGCTCTCAGTACTTTCACGTTCGACACCACCAGCAGCAGCTGCTATACTAGTAACGTTAATTGTAGCTCCGTCAATAAAACTTGACGTGAAAGAATTAGCTCCATTTGCTAATGCGCCAGAACAAACGCGATATCGTACTCTTACATCTTCAAATTCTTCAGGTTGTAAACCAAATTCGTTTTTACCAAAATAAACCGCGTATCTGTTATCTAAATAAGGTTCAAGATAGAATACTTTGTCTGATGGTTTAACACCGTAAATAGTATTAGCTCTTGAGAATACGTTTCGATCTTCTTGCTGTTCAGCATCAACAAATACTACAATAGAGTCTGTATCAACTTCATCATTGGTTAACTGAACACGTAATACACCGTCACCATCAATAATAAATCCTTCTCTTTGGAATGAAGCAAGTATTTGTCCTTCAAATATATCAACATTATCAGCTACATATATACCAGGCGCTGAACGTCTTGCAATATATGTTTGATTAGTTACGAAGTTAAAGGATTCTCCTTGGTAACTAGAACTGAAGTTTGTATAAGTTGGAATAGTTAATGTTGAAGCGGTAGCAGTAGCATCAGTAATAGTAACACGAACTGTAGCTTTAGCACTCTTACGAGATCTTGGAATATAATTTAATTCTTTAGCATGAGAAACAATAGAGTTCTTTAAGACGGCCGAGTCAAGAAACATCTCATTCATTGTCATGTTAGTATAGAAATTATTTTGGAAAGTATTAAAAGCAAGCACATCAAGCATCGCGCTCATGTTCGAACCTTCAAAATTATAATCTTTGAATTGAGTCTGCGTTTGCAGATATGTTTTTAACTGACCTTTTATCGAATCAAAGTCGAGTTCGGTAATCGGTGTTTTTGGATTGGCCATCTTATCTTATCCTTTCTAAAATTACATCGAGAGTTATTGGACGGTCGACGTTTCGTATATAAAATTTTATTAAAACTCTGACAGTATTATCATCGTATTCGCTTGTTGCAGTAACATCTATAATTTCTGCACGTGGCTCATAAGTTGTTATAGTATTTTTACATCTGGTTTCAATTGTTTTTAATACACCTGGAGTAATGTTTTCAAATAGTAATTCGCGTATTCCGCCACCTATAAATGGCTGCATAAGTCTTTCGCCAGGATCTGTTAAAATCAGATTCTTTATAGATTGTTTTACAGCGTCTTCGTCTTTTAATAGAGCTAAGTCTTTTGAAATAGGACTAATTCTTAGATCTTTATGAAAATCTGCATACAAATTCGGCTTTTTACTTACCGGTGTTTTACTAATTATCGTCATCTAGGTATATCTCTTATGTCTAAATGTATGTGCTTATCATATATTACAATGTATCTAAAACCAGCAGCAATAGCTCTAGTCTTAAATTCTTCAACTTTTTCATCACTATTTAAATTAAAGTTGTTCTGTATATCTATAACAAGCCCACTTAAGTGGCTGCTTTCAGGTGAACCTTTTATTTTATCGTTATATTCTTTATTCACCCAACCTTTGGTAATAACTATTTTCTCACTTAGCTTTGATTGCAGCCGTGCAAGATAAACCTTTACATCTAAATCAAGATGAGTATAAGCAGGTAATCCTATACCATAATCATCTTCTTTAAAACTCTTGGCGGATGGATCTAAACCAAACCTTGAATTTGTGCCTTTTAAAACAGCCAAACAAGGTGGTAGATCTTTATATTCTTGAGCAGTAATCTCTTTTACAACTATTGCTGGTCCGCCATTAGGAGTTCTAAGTACTTGTCCAGAATCGCCTTCCCATACATCCCTTAGACTATTTATAGTCGCACGTCGCTCTTCTGTAGAAAATCTTACACCTCCGTTACGAATTGCCGTAGATGTATTCATATTTCCAATGGTTTGTAGTCTTTGTACTACTCTTTGATAACGATTACCGAAACTATCTAATGGATTTTTAACTTCTCTAATAAGAGCTTCAACGTTAGTAGCAAGTGCACAGAATCTATAAACTAAGAATTGTACTGTTTCTAAATCAACGTTTTCAAATAAACTTAACGTATAATCCATAAAGCTTTTAAGTTTATCTTTAAGCTTTTGTTGTTCGTTTTCAGTCATCTCATTACACATACGTTCTTTAAGCGTCATTACTCTTTTTGTATGCATACGGTTGACATTTGTTACAGCGTCTGATATAATACCTACAGGGTCAAAGTTTTCAATAGCAGCCATAATATCTTGATAAACTTTTACTATAACATCAATAATCTTAGTTTGTATTTCTTCAATAAGCTTGTCGATAATCTGCTCTTGAATTAATGTTTTAAATCCATCATAGTCTCTTGGTATCTTATTATAAATTGCTATAGCGTCTTGGATTAATCCATCAACGACACCTATTAAATCATAGAACGCATCTATTTGATTAAAGATATTCTTTAGACTATTACAGAAACCACCTAAAATACTTTCAGTAATACCACCGTTATAATAATTGTTTAATTCTAAATTAAGCTTTGAAAGATTATTTTGATTAATTAAACCATCAGCTGTGTAATTATACGCTTCCATGAAATCTGCCATTTCAAGGTTTGTAATATTTCCACGATCCCATCTTGCAGCTAAAGCATCACCAGCATTACTACCTATTCTATTGCGCCATGTAGTATTAATATAATCTACAGCAGTATAGAAATTATCTCCATATCTATTAACAGCAATTTTAATTGGATTCTTATCTGCTTCTTGTAAAATATTTTTAGCAAGATCTTCTGCAAATTTATCAACAGCTGCTAAGGTATATTGTCCATTAACAGAAATCGGCTCTTGAGCAAGACCTTGTTTATTAATATATGTTTGGTCTCTTGTATCAGTACAACTAGCCATTGAAATCTCCATCTGCTGAGTCATCTAAAGGTGAAATAAATCCAAGAGCGTAACCTAACGCAAAATAACCTTTTGACACAATTGTTTTTCCGTAGCTTGCTGGTTCTGGCATCTGAATACGTGGTAGTCCTAAACCGCCACCTGGTACTGGATTGATACCTGTTATCACACTAAATGGTGAAGTTAATACTGCTGTAGCAAAGAGTGGTCCGTTTCCTGTAGGATAAGCCCAACCCGAAGTCACGCCAGGT